GGTAGAAATCAACTATTACAATTTAAAACTCTTGTTTTTGATGACAATTTTATTATCGAAGAAACTGCGAACGAGATCCACATCTCGCTTAAAAAATAGCCATAGAATGCTTCGAACACACCCAGATGCCAAATAGGCTAAGAATAATCAGCTTTTGAAGTCATTTGGAGAAATTATTTACTAGTTATTAGTGGAATTTTAGCTATTGGAGTTAGTTTATGTCTTCCTTATTAGAAGAAGCAATTGTAGATGCGACAGCACTAAAGGCAGCTGCCCTCAAAAATGCAGAGGCCGCCGTACTCGAAAGATACTCAACCGAAGTTCGCGGCGCCGTCGACGCGTTGTTAGAGCAAGAGGACATGGATATCATGGGTCTTGAGGAAGACGGCGCCGAAGAGGCACCCAGTGCATCCTTTATAAAAAAAGTCCCATATGCTTTCCAAAACGAAATGATCGGCGCGCCCGGCGACGAGGAGATACTAGAAATTGATTTCAATGAACTAAAGACTCGTATTGCCGAAGAAGAGGCCGCAGGAATAGAAACATCTGCAGCTGACCTCAATGACTCACTTGAGATTGCCGAAGAGATCACAGACACAATGTTGGACAATGATGCCGACCGAGATGCTGCTGAACTCGCCGGCGCAGCCGACCGCGAGGAACTTGAGGAAGACATGGACATCGATCTAACGGAAGAAATGATTTCCGACCTCATCGAAGAACTGACTTACGATGGCAAGCCGGAGCCACAAGGATGGGCCTCGGTCAATTCTGCCGATAATCCCGTCGAGCAAGCCAATAACGATGCGATGGCTGCCGCACAAGCAGCCCACTCTGAAGAAGAGGAAGAAGAGGAAGAAGACGAGTCCACAGCCTCAGACGTTGTGTCGACCGCGAACCTCTCTGAGACAAAGATCTCAGAACTTACAGAATCAACAAGGGAGCTACGTGCTCTCTTGATGGAATCCAAGAATCATCTTGAAAAGTTGAACTTGGAGAACGCTAAGCTTGTTTATCAAAACAAGGCTTTGAATAGCACCTCCTTGAATGAGCGGCAAAAGAATCAAATTGCCGAAGCTGTTCAATCTGCCAATTCTGTTGAAGAAGCGAGTATAATTTTTGAAACAATTCAAAACGCAGTGGGGTCGTCGATTGATCATCGAACACGACCGCAAACACTTCGTGAAGCCGTTCAAAGACCTACATCGCTTTTGCTCAACTCTAAGAAAAACAACGAGGCAACTATCGATCCAAATATGGGTCGTATGCTGCGTTTAGCAGGTTTGAATAAATGACATTCAACAACAAATTATAGGAGGTTATAAAATGTCTATTGTACAGAAATTAACCGAAGGAATCGTCAACCGAGATCTCTCGGCAGAAGGTGCTGCTCTCATTGCAAAGTGGGAAAACACCGGTCTGCTCGAAGGTTTAGCTGATGATAACATTCGGAACAGTATGGCTCGATTGCTTGAGAACCAGGCAAAAGAGTTACTACGTGAGTCTTCATCCATGAGTGGTGGAGACGTTGAGGGTTTTGCGGCTGTCGCATTCCCCCTCGTTCGCCGAGTATTCGGCAATCTGATCGCCAACGATCTCGTTAGCGTTCAGCCGATGAGCTTGCCCTCGGGCCTCATCTTCTTCCTCGACTTCACAGTCTCTGGCCAGATCGGCGCTCGCCAACGCGGTGTGTTCGATGCTGGTTATGCCAACAGTTCCTCCCTCTATGGTGGCGGGGTTGTCGGCGCCCAGATTACTGGTGGTGTCAGTCTTACAGGCGCGTTCTCTGAGGACGGTCCGTATGCCCTAAACAACGGTTTCTCGTCTCCGACGGCGTCGCTGCTGTGTACTGGCATTACGATTGTATCTTCTGGTACAGTCGGAGTTTCTAGTGTTCTAAACATCGCCGCGGCTTCCCCGCGCCAGGATCAGAATATCCTTCAGTTCGACGCAGATCTCCCCAGCGGTACCACTTTCGCTGTTGCTACAGTGCCTTTGGCTCAGTTGACAGACGCCCAGATGAATCTGGACGACTTTATCACTCTGCAGCTTTCTGGTGCTATCACCGGCGCGCCTTCTGCTGACATCCGTCGCAGCTTGACTCGACCCGACCCGAATGCTCCGACTACTGCAATTCTCGTCACTCTTGTCGATTATGTCGGCGGCCAGTCCTCGGCGAACCTTTCGTCTTCGCTCGTCCCGACGATCGTCTCCGGTGCGGGCTCAGGCCGAAACGGCTTCCGATTCGCTATCACCGACAACTTTGCTGGTTCTGGTGGCCCTGTTGGCGCGGTCTTACCGACCTCGACATGGGGACTGGAAGGTAGTGCGCTCATTCCCGAGATCGACATCAAGGTCGATTCCGTGTCTGTCACAGCTATCACCAAGAAGCTCAAGGCTAAGTGGACCCCGGAGTTAGGACAAGATCTTAACGCCTACCACAATCTTGATGCTGAAGTTGAGCTTACCCAGATCCTCTCTGAGCAGATTGCTCTAGAGATCGACCAGGAGATCCTCGAAGACCTCCGCGTCGGTGCCAAGGCTGGCATCAAGTTCTGGAGCCGCAACCCCGGTCAGTTCGTGAACCGTGACACTGGTGTGCCTTTGGCCTCCGGCGTCGCTGACTTCACGGGTAACGTTAGTGAGTGGTATGAGACCCTCGTTGAGACCATCAACGAAGTCTCGGCTGCAATTCACCGCAAGACTCTCCGTGGTGCTGCCAACTTCGTCGTCTGCGGACCCGAAGTTGCCAATGTCCTTGAGTTCACTGCTGGCTTCCGTGCCAATGTGACTGCTGATAGTGACCGCGGAGACGCGGGCGCTGTGAAGGTTGGTTCCATTTCCAAGAAGTTCGACATCCTTGTCGATCCGTACTTCCCGCGTAACGTCCTCCTCGTAGGCCGTCGTGGAAGTAGCTTCCTTGAGAGTGGCTATGTGTATGCACCTTATGTGCCGCTGCAGACCACCCCGACGATCTTCGGCGTTGAAGACTTCGTGCCTCGCAAGGGCGTGATGACTCGATATGCCAAGAAGATGGTTCGTCCTGATATGTATGGACTAGTTATTGTCCGCGGCCTTGTCGGCTAATCATACCTGACGTAAGGTCAAAATAGTTAAGGCCCCGTCTCTTTTGAGGCGGGGCTTTCTATTTAGTAATAGAGAATAAGAGGAACCCTCATGGCTGTCCCAAAACTAAACCCCGCTTCTACGAGCAACACTAATATACTTCCGGTTACCGGGTCTGAATCTAATGTAATAGCCTCCCTTCCCTTTGGGATATATGCTGCATCCACGGCATTTCTATCGGGGGCGTCAGACCAAGTAGCCTTTACATATAAAAAGTTAGGGGGAGATGTACTTGATATTGAGCTTACACCGGGTAACGTATATGCAGCTTATGAAGAAGCAGTCCTAGAATATTCATATATTGTTAATATCCATCAAAGCAAGAATGCTCTTTCAAATCTCCTTGGCGCGCCCACGGGGACCTTTGACCAAGATGGTGTAATTACGAATGCTTTGTCAGGCGCTAGCGCATCGTTAGCATACCCACGCTTCGATTATGGCTTCGCTCGAAGGGTCTCCGAACGCAGTATCACCGAGACGGGCTTAGGTGGTACTATACCGATCTATTCCGGCTCCGTCAAAATGATCCCGCTGCAGCAGGACTACGATCTCCAGACGCTCCTCTCGGCCTCGTCAGCTCTTACTGGTACTCTTAAGTATGCCGGGCAAATCCAAGATAAACGTATTCTAATCCGCAAAGTATTCTATAAAACCCCTCGCGCCATGTGGAGATTCTATGGATACTATGGAGGCTTTTCAGTTGTGGGAAACCTGAGGACCTATGGACAGTATGCTGACGACTCAACTTTTGAAATTGTGCCAACGTGGCAGAATAAGCTCCAGGCCATGGCATATGAGGATGCGCTGTTCACCCGGATCTCTCACTACTCGTATGAGATCAAAAACAATAACCTAAGAATCTTTCCAAAACGAAATGATCGT